TTCAATAAGTTCTCCATCCTTCTTTTGATATCCTACATCAAAACCCATGCGATAGGTGTTGAGTTGCTCTGAAGCTCTTTGCAGATCATCCAAGGTCGGAGGATCTTGCATCTCCACGGGATCACCGTCTGGCGTCACTGCGTAGATGGTGTCACCTTTTTGCGGTGAAAACACACTAGGGTTCGTGTCCACCCTCAAAATGTCCATACCGTTTGTAATAGGAACGTCGGCTCCCAGGGAAGAGAGAGTCTTAAATGTCATCAGACATCCTTGGTAGACGTTATCTACAAAGAGTCCTTTGTACTGTGTTTTCCCGAACACAGAAACGACGCTGGCGTGTCCGAGTTGAAAAGTCTTTCCGTTGGGAGTTCCCAGAGCTAGTTGGGTCTTGTTGGAAAAAGATCTAAATCCTGGGATGGAAAGATCAAAGTCTCCAGAGTCGATGTCTTTTAAGGATCCACCTTGAGACACGAGTTGTGTGATGTCTGGAAGTCCTGTGTCTGGATCAATGGGAAAGTCTACTAGTGGTAAGGGGGTCGCGATGAGGGTTGGGATGCCTGTAGTAGCGGCGTCAAGTGTTGGATATCCAGTAGCAGAGTAACCCCAGATGCGGGCTTTCGGTAATCTGTCATACAGAATCAAATCCGATATGTTGGTGATTCGACCGTAAGCGGGATTAGAGATTCGACCGATGGTCGTACCGTAAGTGCTAGTAGTTTGTTCAGGAGTGAATCCTTTCTCGAAAGAGAAGGAAGCGGGGGTGACCACTTTACTGTGGGCATACACCCCTGCATCAATGCTGTCGGCACCTATCCCAGGGTAGGTAGCAAAAAAGGACTTTGCTCTTTCTGGAAACAACCTTGAAAACCTGTGAGCCTGTGCCATACTTAGGAATCTACCAAAACCTCTCATTCGAAGAAGAGGGAATTGATAGAACATCTCGGTAGAAGACAGCCCGGTCAACAACAGGTCATCAATATCATTCAAGATGAATTCCGCTTGTTTCTGTACTAAATATTCTAATGTGTCGGCTTCTAAAAAGTCACCTGAGAGGACACCGCTGGTCAGGGTGGCAGACAGAGGATTTACAATGGGATCATCCAAAGACAATTGGATATTGTTCGTTGCGTTCGCGGATTGAAAAACTCTGTTCCATAAATTTCGAGGGGTGAGAGTTCCAGAAATGTCATCTTCAAAGCCTGGAGAAGGAACCGAAGATCCTCGTTCGATTAGGAATCGGAACTTACCACTATGATCCCCAATGACACTGCCGTCGAATTGTTCCAAGAGTTGTTCAAATGTATTGATCAGGCTGTGATAAAACTCTAAAAAGATCCGACCCGCCCGATCACGTTGTTGCCAGTTGCCACATTCAGATCGAACGGACACTTGACCGTAATCGAAGTTCTTAAAACTCTTCGAGGAGACTAGATGCGATTGGGTGTTCTGATTTGCAACTTCCTTCACCACTTCTGGTAAGTAATCTTTCACAGGCAACGCACGGAAATAAAACGTATCGGGATTGTGGAAGTAATATGAGGCTTGAAGAGTCGCACCTAACAGATTGTTACTGACACTGGGGATAGTTTGGTGCTTGAATTTTACCTCGAACCGGGGGAAGTGTAATTTCCCATTCTCGTAAAATGGGGTGATAGTTTTAATCTTCGTGTGTCTAAGGTAAAGAGACTGTCCCTTTTGCAATTTTGTTCTGGTCAGTGTGATTTTTCCGGTGTCTAACTCTAAGGAGTAGTCTTGATCCCTCACCAAGGTTGTACCACCGGAAGAAGATTGTAAAATCAATTCAATGTCGTTCTTTTCATACAGGGGTGAAGTGGCACTTAATCCTGTTGTGATGATCTGTTGAGGTCCCAAGAAAGTGTCTGGAGAAGGTGGGTAAATAGGACGGACTGAAATCCTTACGGTGGACCCGGTGAATTCCAAGGGAGACTCGGTAGAGAGAGAGATCAAGGTGTGTTGGTTTGCGGTGAATTGTGAGTCGGTAATGACAAAAGGATATCCATCCAACTCTAACAAGTGTCCCGGCACTGCAAACTGACGAAGGTCTCCCACAAAAGAGATTTGAGTCTCGCCCTTTGCCATGGCATTGTGAGACGAAGAAATAGAAATCCAAAATCCTCTATCGACCCCCGACACAGAAACGCCATCTACAGAATGAGTGACGGCTTCTTCGGTGAGGAGAGAAATAAGATCATGTCCTGGAGCGAGACTTCCAATGTTCTGATATGGTGTGGGGAATAATGTTACGGTAGTTTTGTTTGTGGAAGAGTCATATGTGTTCCCTTTAATGTAGAAGGGGTGTGATCCTAAGCGCAACATTTTACCGGGAGTGACTGTTGATCTATTCCCTTCTAACGAGAGGGTAGGGGTGTTCTTCGTTAGTGATAAGGGTGGTCGATAGACCGGAGTTTTGCTGGTAGTATATGTGGTCTCACCACCAAAGGATTCCAATACCGCGTAAGAGATCTTCACCACTTCTGCGGTCGGCACATTGTATGTGAAGACAATTTGGTTATTCACGGAGTCTACAACGGCATTGGTCAATCCGTAATTTTGAAGTTGGTGACCCACATAGATTTGTGGTTCAATGCTGCCATTATATGTTTTGAGGAGGGAGTTGAAGCTGTATCGATTAGCGGTCACCCGCGTTGCCGTTTCTAGTCGAACATAGAGGGGAAGAAATTCGGTAGTCAAAGCAGCACCCGTGGCCTTATTGCCACTTACATCTGCTTGGTAATACTGCACCTCTACTAGGACTCCGGATTTCAGTGGATTAAAGAAATGTACACTTCCATTCAGAGGACTTCTCCGAACATCCGTAGAGACCATTTGCTCCACGAAGAACAGATCCTTTTTACTATGGGTGGTGATCTCTGAGGAAGAGAGATTGAGTTCACCTGTCGAAGAATCGAATTCGGCAGTTCCAGCCGTCAGTGAAGTGGCGGGAAGAAATTCTTCAGTGAAGTAAACTTTGGCACCGGACAGTTGAGATAAAACAGTGGTTCCAAATCGCAACTCTCCAGTGTCTGCCCGATATTCAATTTCATCTGTTACTATGGGTGCAGTGAAGTCAGGGACGGACGAAAGCTTCCCACTGTGTAGATACTTGACAGTGCCTACGATGATAGAAAATGCTGCCTGTGCAAATCGAACGGTCGTGGTGTCCACCAGCAGTGAATTATTTGCAATCTCTCCCAATTCGGTGTGCGTCAAACCAACCAGTGAGATAGCCGTGCCGGAAGAGGTGATACGAAGAGTTGTAGATCGTCCTTGTCTTAAAGAAAGAGCGACATCGGCAATATTTTTAACAGACAGTTGTGATGCGACATCGGTGGGAACGCTGCCGATTGGAGAGAGCGTGAATACCTTGAAAACTTCTTCTGGTAAATGATTGAATTCCGTGAACCAATGATCTGCAATGATGGACGGGTCATATAGATCTGGGTCGTATCCGTTGTAAGACACCCAGGAAATATTTGAGAGTGTGGAAGATGCAGTGGGAGAGATCTTAAGTGCTGTTTCGCTGGTAACTTCTGTCACTCGATACCAGGAGTCCGAAAACTTTATCCAATCATTAACTGACACACCGTCAGCAACAAACGTTGCATCTGCGTCTGTGAACACCTCGGAAGAAAGGGTAACCGAACCATTAGATCCGGAGATGATTTTTGAGGACACGGTGGAAGTCAGAAAGGCTCTGCCATCATTACCATTCTCGGGCAGGATGTAGTCTTGTCCCGATACTTGTGCCTGGAAAGTTTTGCCGTCCAGAGAGAGATTAAACTTCCCTTCTAACTTTGTATGGAGAGTGTCCGGTGACACGAAGTTCCTTCCCAGATAAACTGCCTGAGAGGGTTGTTGTATCTCTGTCAGTTGTTCAAAGTCTTCTAACCAAGTGAATTTCTTATTCGGGAAATCGTACAGGACATTCTCAAAAGATTTCAGAGGTGTTTCTTTGGTGAGGACAATTCCATTCTGATTAACGGTGTTGACCGTTTGGAAAAAGACACCGTCATCAAAGCCTCCCAAGTCCAACAATGGCGCATAGTCTAGGAAAACGTGTGGTTGTTCCGGAACCGATCCGTTAATCGTAAGATCATTCAAGTGGCCCACAGAAGAAAAGTCAGGGGTGTTTTCTACCCCTTCTTGATTGAGGGGGCTTCGGTACAACCCAACACAAATCCCGGAATCAGTGATCCAATTGGAGACACCTCCTACCACCCTCCAACCCGGAAGAAATCCCATGACTGAAGACCCGGAGAGGTCTACCACTTGATTGTCTCCAACACCGATTTCAACGGTGCCAGAATTAATATCTCCGGCCTCTATGGAAATGTGCCCCTCAAATTCTGTGCAGAGTCCTGAAGATGTGATGACTGCATTGATGCTACTAGCCAAAGTGGTAGAGGAAACATTAATCAAAGATACTAGGGAAGAAGCATTCCAAGTGTAGACTTGCCCGTCAATAGAAAAGTACATCTTGTCTGTTGAGGTGAATGAGAAGGGTCCAGAGTTTCGGGAGTACAACTTTGCGATCGTTGTGTGGATCGACGGAATGAATTTACCCTGAGAAAAGTACAGTGTTTCTCCCTGATGAGATATTCGGTCGGAACGCGAAAGAAACACACTGGATCCTGTGTCCGGGGAGAACTTTTCTTTTGCTACTTGAACAGTGCCCTCCTCTCCTTCCCAAGGATTTGACGGCAAGTCAGACTTACGATCCACAATTGTTGTTCTTGGCAGAGATCCGCTCTTAGAAAAAAAGAAGTAGTCACCTAAGTCGTCATCAATTGACCGAACCAATCCCGTCGTAGGAGAAGCCAGAGAGTCTCCTCCGGGTCGTACAGAAGGATTTCCAGCAGTAGGAATGCTACCTGTCTCATCTGGTAGGTGAAGCACCCCAGAAGTTCCAGGTCCTGGTAAGAAGGAAGCATCGGGAACAAAGAGTCCGTTATTTGAGAGCACCGTGGTGGTCTCACCAACGGAGTCGGTGAGTGCTACTGGAGAGATAGGAGATTGTGATTCTTGATTACAAACAATGCCGTCATAAAATAAACGAGCATTTAGGAAGGACTTGTCAAAAGAAGCGTGTGTGAGATCTGCCTTGTTCGTGTCCGTCGTACTGAGTTTAATCTTGCCTGTAGATAAAGAAACACCTACTTCCCCCTCATTGACCACCAAGGAAGAGAGGATTGCTTCTGTATTAGCATATTTGACTGTGAGGTATTGTCGGCTTCCAATTCGGAGTAGGGGTCTTTCAGTTGGGAACGGGATCGGGGCTAGCATTAATGTTGTTAGAATGCTTCCAAGATCTCCAGAGGATTCCGTGTTGAATTTTTGAGGTGTGTACCAGACAGATTTTCCGGAGTTTGATGTCGTGAAGTTTGGATTCCATTGAATGATTCCCGTCCCAACACCTAACACTCCTGCATAGGGTGGTGTTGTGGAAGCAAAATTAAATGCCTGTTTTGCTTCTTCATCGGAGACCACAAAAATCCCGCTGTATGGGGCCGGGGTTAGTTGTTCCACTACAGGTGTAGAAGATGCGTCTGGGAGAGTTCCCATTCGAATCATGCTGTAGGCATCCATAACCGTTGTCCCAGGTAGATAGGAACCTTCCGCAACACCGGGGTGAGGACTTAAGGTAAACGAACCACTGGGAGACAGAGAACCCAATAAGGTTGGGGGGGAGCCGGGAATCGGGGTCCACTTTTGCAGCTTTCCATTCCAGAAGAATCTTTCTTTCTTTGGATCATTTTTCGTCCACCAAAAGCGGGACGACTGTAGGTAGTATGTCACCTCAGAAAGAGAGTCGCCTCGGGATTGAGAGACACCACCTCCGAGATTTGTAAGTGTGGCAGCGTCCAGGTACACAATTCCATTTTTCTGCGATGCGAATGTAGAAGTAATGATCGCGCTTGTGTCGCCCCTCTTAATCTTCAAGGAGACTACTTGGGCGATAGTTCTATTTCCATTGTCACGGATCATCACACGGTCACTGCCATCAGACAGCGTTGCAGGATTCGTGTTAAGTACGGTGAGAACTCCTACGGGGATTCTCATGGACGCATCCGAGATCGTCCATGACGCATCTTCTACCACTGACAACTGTGAAGAATTTGCAGCGATCAACAGATATTCTTCGGATTGATCGGGTTGTCTCAGAAGAGAGGCTCGATATTGTTCTCCGTGAATGTTAACCACGGCTGGAGATTGCGTGTCTAGATCAAAAGATGATGGGATTGCTTTGAAGTCACGCACGACTCCATTGTTTGGGTGGGAAGACCCTTCACTATTAGATCGAGGAACTCGAACTCCTCGAAGAACATGTCCGGTTTTTTTGAAGCTCAATTAGAACACCTTTGACAAAGGGCTTGTGCCGGTAGCGACTACAGGGGGGATAGGTGCGGGAATGCCGGTTACAATTCCAGTTCCCCTGCCTAAACTCAACTGTCCTACAATACCTGATGCAAGTCCGGTAGCGAAAGAAGAAAGGGATCCTCCTCCGGGTCCTCCAAAAGAAGAAGATAAGCTTTGCACCAAGAGGGGGATCAAGGTTGCGACATTTGCATTTGATACTTGCGACAGGTCATTCCCAATGGAAACACCTACAGATGGCCCCACATATTGTGCGGTAGAAAACCCAGTAGAGATACCTAAAGAAACCGCTCTTGCGATCGTGGGAACCTTTGGGCCGTTATTCCCGGTTTGTTGTAAGGCTAGAAGGGTGTTCGGAGTCGTTGGGGGAACACTAAAAAATCCATTGACCACTCCAGCACCGGCTTGACCATTCGTAATGCCACTGAGCGAAAAATTAACAGGAATTTGGATCCAAGTCATAACGGAATTTCCAATCCCCAATGCCAGTTGCACAAATTGTGGACCCTTCAGTTCACTGAGTCCATGTGAGAAGATTGCGCTTGCGATTGTGGTGGGTGTGATTGCCATCTCAATTCCTATTAGACCGGAGGTCCCAGTCGATGTGCGGGACTCCCCATACCATAAACCTGAAGGGGAAGTCCAGACAAAGGATCTAGGTCTGCGGAAGAAACAATAAGTCCTGTCTTCCCCACGGGACCACCCCCTAAATAAACACCGTTTGTTCCACTGACAGTGGCTTGTCCCAAGGTCTTCACGGAGGCAGATACCGTTCCGGAGATAGAAACAGCACCAGCTTTTGCTTCCATCAATACATTTCCTGCGATCACTTGTCCTTGAAGTCCTGTCCCGTGATGTACCGTCAATGAATTGGTCCCGGCTTGTGCTTTCCACTCACCCACGGCAGTGGTGTACGACATATTCCCTACTTTAATAGTAGTAGAATGATTTCCAAGTCCAAAGCTTTCTTCTCTGTTACCCAAAGAGACATTATATTTGTCAACGGTGAGTCCTGGAATGGTAGTCGAAAAGTTCGTCTCCCGAAGAGGACCGCTAGTGGGTAAGAGATCTTTTGGGCCTGAAAAGTTTTCGTTGACCTTTCCAGAAACGTTGACATCCAGAGTTTTGGACTGAATCCCAATCCGGTCGCCGGATTGCATGTCCAATGTGGAGAGGGCTTCTTGACGAATTTCCCCACCCGTAGTTTGAACGAAAGAACTTCTTACGAAAACATTCTGAGAAGATTTCACCTCTACGGTGTCTCTACCCTCCAACTGCAAACTGGGGGAGGAGTTGGGATCTTGAGAAGCTATTCTCTCAGTGACTTGACCTGTTTCTAAGTTCCCACCACCGTAGATGCGAACGGCACCTTTCTCCGAAGAGATCTCTAGACCTTTATTTTCCAGGGGATCTCCGTCGCGACATCGAAGCTTGAGACCACCTTGGAAATCTAAGAGGGTTTGTCCTTTTGCCAGAAGATGTAACCCCCCCTCCAAGATTCCCTCTACAGAAGTTTGGCGAACGGATCCTCCGATGTGAAATTTCAACCTACCGTCTTTTTGAAGAGACCAGAAGGTTCTCACTCCATCAAGATTTTCCGGCGGGGTGAGTGAGAATAACGTTGCAGCGTGTTCACCTAGATTTGATCCTAAAGCCGAAATGAATTGGGGATTAGGATTCCCCTCTTGATCAAACAAAATGGCTTTGAGAGGTATACCGTACAGGTCTTTCCCCGAAATGGAGAAGGGATCGTTCCCAACCACTGAGCCATAGACCACCTGAATGAATGGGTTATTTGATCCCAGATGTGCATCACCAGAGGTTGGGTCACTGTCTGGTAATCGGTCAGCATCAAACATATCCGTTTGTTCTGTGACCGGCAATGTACCATCTGAGGTGTGGTTGACCTCAATTCGATATTCTGTCAGTGAAGGGGTGTGGTTCACTGCGGGATTCACCTGGGGTTCTCCCAAAATGGGAATGGAAGTTCTAAATATCGGTTTGCCCCCATAGGTGGCGTCAGAGATCGAGTCGTTCGAAATTAGAAAGCCCTCGGGAGAAATAATCAATCCCCGTTTGAGGATCTGGTAGGGATCCAAGGAACTTTCTAACGACGGACCCCAAGAGTCCGTAAGCTCCCCATTCTGGAAAGACTTCTGTAAGATGGGTGCTGGGGTCAACAATCCATTTGAGATGATGTCGGCTAACAGGTCTGCTTCATGGAGAGGGGTAGCGTCAGGATTGAGTTGCGTCGGGTGAGTCCAATTTTTCCCATCCGAAATCATCTGAGTTGAGATCTTACGTGCGTCTCTCTGCACCATCCCCGCGTAAATCCTGGCTCCCGCCATAGCATGGAATTGTTGCAGAGATCTGACAATGAAACTTTGATCCTGATCTCGAAGACGTAACTCGTTACACCTTCGATTTGTCAAGAGGACACCTTCATCCAGAACCAAGTCTGATCCTTGAGCAGAAGAAGCGGTGATGTTTCCAGGTTGCATGTGGCGAAGCTTGTGGCGCACTCTCTCAAACGCGCCCTCAACCATAGAGGCATCTTTTGGAGAGAAAGACCATTCCTCTGGAGTGAATGGTTGAGAGGTCATCCAATCATGGCCCATCCACACACCGGGAACTGTCCAGGTCAAGATCACGGGAATCTTTGATCCGGGACCACTGCCACTACCACTAGACTCTTGAGGCATCCACCCTACAACACAGTAATCCCCCACTTGAGGCATCGCTCCAAAGAAATGTCTTTTTCCGGCACCTGGGAATGTGAGAGGGATTGGATTCCGTTGACTCTCTACATCTTCTCCGAGAACAATTCGGAGAGTCACCAGCATCTCTTCGTAGTTGATGGTGACAACTTTAGCGAGACCCAATGCGTAGGATGCTAATCCAGAAGAAGGAGACATGCGCTTCTTTTGAAGCTTGGACCGCATGTCAATTTCCATTTGCCCTTGTGCGATGGAGGGAAGTTTATCTGGGATAGACATTATGAACTCTCGTTGTCAGTTAGTGCAGTCAAAAGAATGTTCTGGGTTGCCTCTTTCGCTTGGTCACCCACACTGGAAACTCCCTCGGTAAATGCCGAGGTGTTTTGTTGGAATTTAGCGATGGACTGTTGGAACGTCTGCATCAAAGATTGATTTCTGCCGTCCAGGTGTTCTCCGGAGATTGCTTTCTGGTGTTGGGTCCAGGAATCAGACTTATTAATTATTTGGGTGGCCTGCCATTTAGCGGCACCATCTGAGGGATTTTGATCCAGACCTTTTGAGATTTGGGTGAAACCTTCTTCTGCAAATGCCATCATCAAAAGGTCTGCTTCTGCGGTGCGACAAGAACAAGATTTCTTCTTGACGTGATTATGCAGATCTGCGAGGGAGTATGCGGCATTGAGAATTGGCAGTTTATTAATTCCATCGAGGCCGTTGGCAATCCAGTTTCGTAAGAGGACATCCCATTGCGCGGCATTTTGAGGTTTCGCATTAGACTTCTTAGCGATGTATGCTAACGCGGTTCTCGCATTTGGATTTTTCAATACTGAGTTAGAGAGATTTCTCTGTGCTTGCGTTTTGGCTTCCTTTCCGGACAGCTTCTTAGTGATGGACTTATTTCCCTCTTTCAGAGTCACTGAGATGGACTTTCCAATGGAGGCATCCAAATAGTCTTCGATTGCTTTTCGGTCTGCAAATTGCATCACATCCATTTTGTAAAGTTGTCGCATAGAACCCTGTGGGTCTAGATCTAAATCTCTACCGTATCGGTAGGTTCCGACAACCTCATAACCCTTAGCATCGGAGACAGGAAAGACCGGGCTGTAGATCGTTTGTTTTTTCTCAATGACCCGAGAGTTTTTCTCCACTAAATTGGGCTTGCTTGCGGATCGTCCTTCCAGGAGTTTGTAGATGAATGTCAAAATCTTCTCGAATTTCTCCGTGGCTACTCCCGCCTTCCTCTCATCTGACTTCTTGGCGTCTTTCTTTTTCGCACGGATGCGTAGCAATTTAACTTTACTGTTGTAGTACTTCAACAAGGCTGAGTTAGATTGTGTCTTCCAGGATTCGGAAAGATAGTCCGTCACAGCAATGAGAAAAGTGGTTTCATAAAATGCAGGCTTCTTATTCGATTTGAGGTTCTCTGACACCGACACACTGGGATCGATAATGAGACCTCGATATGAAAATTTACTAGGACCACTGGAAATGGGTTGACCCGATTTGTTAGTAGATTTGGTACTGGCAAAGGGATACAAGGGACCGTCAAATCCGGTCAGAAGTTGCTTTTTTCCGTGCTTCCATTGTGAGATGTCTGTCCAGGGTTTCTCAAACATACTTTGAAGGGTAGCTTTCTTGTCTTTTAGAGCTTGTTTTCCAAACGCAGAGGACAACACCGAAATGGCATGTCCTCGGAGTCCTCGAAAGGTATCCTTAAATTCGTAGCTGGTAACCACGACACCTTTTCTAATTTTGTGGACCGCGAATTCTAATCGCCGGATTTGATCCGTGGTTCTGATGGACGTGGGGTTCTTTGGATCATTGGTCAGGACTTTGATCCCTCTCTCTACCTTGTGGTTCTCTGTGAATGCCACATCTGGATAAGAGCCGCCTGGAAATTGGGTAGTGGGGTTAGAGACGAAGCCTCGGATTTTTCTAGGGGACTTCAGGATATTTTTGTTTTGCTTCACCCCATCGGCTGACTTGTCTGAGAACTCTAATTCTGGCATCCCTTGCTCACTAGGGTTCGGGTGGGAAGCGGAATAATATCGGTAAGACCCCGGAAGATGTCCGTTAGAAAAGGAAGCTTTTTTGTCGGAGAGAAGCTCCAGGTAATTTGTGGATGAGTTAGGTTGGTAATAGTCCTTGTTCTCTCCCATGAATCGGCTTCGCGTTTTTTGAACGAGTCGCACTAACAATTGAATGGATTTATCCTTCTCCAATTCTTTTCGGTTGCTCTCTTGATATTTCTGAAGTGCTTGGCGTAGGCTGTTGACCCTTTGTTCTTTTTGCTTAATTTGCGCGTCGAGTTTCGCAATGGCCTTGGGATTTTTCTTCTTCGCCAACGCTAAGTGAATTCGTCGTGTCTCTAGCTTCTCTAAGATTCTTCGCTCTTTAAGAATTTGAGTCTGCTGTGAATCGATCTGTTTCTTGTGAGATTTCTGCTTCGCCCCATATCTTCGCGCCACTGCCTTCAGGTCAATCGCATTCGGTCTACCTTTCGGCTTCCCTTCCAAATAAAATTCTTCTTTCTCACCAGGAATGAAGTAGATGGTCTGCCCATTCTCTACTCGCTTAGAGAGAAGACCCTCCATCTCTGCGGCGGCTTTCACCAAGTTTGTGATCGTTTGAGGAGAAGCGATATCTTCGATGTCTGCGCCAACCACAAAAAACAAAGGATTGATCTGATTAGGATCCAACGACATCACCACATTTGGGAATCCTGTAATGTAAGGTCTGCCGTCGTCTCCTTTTGCCAGAAGAGGTCTCGGAGGAAGGATCATGTTTCCTAATTTCACAGAGTCAAGTCCCTCTTTGTCCGGGTGTCCAGGGGGGAAGAACTTAGCTCTCTTGGCTATCAACTGTAAAGATGTCGTGCATTGTCCTCCGAACTGGAACGAGTGACTCATGGACTTCAGATAGTAGAAGCAGTCCATTGGTTTGATGTAGACAGGATATCCGGGTCGGAGTTCGGGTCGAATGGGGATCGTGACAGAAGCATAATTAATTCCTGCATTCATGACGTCCATTCGATTAATGGCGGCGAAGAACATAGACTTTGAATTGTTGAAGTAAGCGGTGTCAAAAGATCCCGGTCTCCAACCAAATTGTGCTACCAACCTGTAGTCAATATATTGCCCTCTAACGCCCCATTCCCCTTCCAGGCCGGTTCCCCGAACATTTCTGATATGAGACCCCTTGACGGTCATGTATGTGACTTCAGGCTCTTTAGAGGAGTGATTGAGACTAATGATGTCAATATCTTCAATCGTGTAGACCCGACTCTCTGAGGTATCCAAGTTGTACATAGGTGGCTTGAACACCAGATCTCCATCGACGTCCTGATAGAATTCAAATCCAGTAATCTCTGTCACTTGCCTCGCAAGATCTAATTTGGATTGGTATGTAGCTTCCCACATGTTGACCTGTCCCATGGTACTCAGGTCTGTGGCGAAAGCTTGCATCTGACCGATATTGATCTCAGCCGGTTTCGTGGTCGGTCGTGACTTGGCGGCATACGTGAGAAGATCTTTATTCTTCGAGGAGAAAAATCCAAGTGACTTCGCAGTGGACAAGAAACTCTGCATTCGAGATTGTTGATCTTTCCCTAAGAATCGGCCCCTCAGAATCTTCGTACTTTGCGACGTGGAGATTCGCCCAAGAAATGCCGCCTGTGCTGCATTAAGCAAGGCACCGGAGACCCCGTGCATTCTGAGGTTCATCATCTTGGAATCAAATCGACGCTTCCAGTACTCAATGTTTAGAGAGAACAAGCTCTGATTATTTACTGAGGACTTGGCACCTTGATTTGTTTTGGTGCTTAATGCAAACCCTACTCCAGAAGCAGCACCAGCGGTGTCATGAAATAACGTGTAGATGATCTCATAGGGGGTCATACGAACAAAATTGTTGCCTTCCAGAGAGAGTCTAAGTTTTGAGTTGGAGGGTCGCACACCAAACAGAGACGCATTTGTGGAGATTCGATGGTACTGCCAGAAGTGCAACATGGAGGCACATTGAATGGTAGCGGTGTTAAATCCAGAGGAGTACGAGTGATCCACTTGAGTTACCACACCATGGAAGCAATGGTAGTAGGGGTAATTCATCACATCTTCCAGACCCATCTGTTCTGTTTTGAACTTCTGTCCCACGGTCTGGTTAGATCCCTTGGAGACTTTTTGTTCCAAGATGTCATGGTACATGTCTGTGACAGGAAAGTATCCTTTCAGATAGATGTGGATTTCGAGTCCAGGCTTGAGTACAAATTGAGCATCCCGAACAAATGAATCAGAGTGATGCTTTGGGATGGAGAGATTGATAGATCCGGAGTGACCTCCCGCGTCCACACCGGCTTCGATGCTGAGACCTGTGATAAACGGTTGCAGGTTGATCTTTCCCTTGCATCGTGGACACCCTGGAACAGACATCTCACCGTTGACAAACACCAATGCGTCTGGTGTGTGTTGGACAAGTTTTCGTTGATTAAGTCGCCACGTACCAACGTAAGGACGACCTTCGATACTGCTAGCCATTACTCAAGACCTTTTTGGGTAGCACCCTTGAACGGTGTTGGTGTGGATTCTTTTTGCAGAGACTGCAAGGGAGTCTCTGCGTGAATTCCTCGAAACCCACCAAGATTTGGAGGTACGGATATCGGAGAGTGTGTCTTACTTTTGTTAGTTCCGATGGATGGTGGTGGGAGAGGAATCTCTTTTGTGTTTTGCACATGAGTTCGGATCCCATCCTCTGCCGCTTGCAGTAAGTTGACATTGGATCGTTGAGCGTATCCGGTCTGACTGTATCTTCGGGATGAAGGACTCGATGTCGGAGCCGTCATGGGCTTGACGTTTGTCACCAGTTGTGATCGATCAAACATTGCGGTGACCGTGAAGTCAATATCAAAAGAGGTCCCTCCATTTTGTTGACCGTCCTCGTAGCCGAATTGGAAAGAATTCATCTGTCCCAAATATGTCCACTGATCATAATGAATCGCTAGAGAGCCGACCATGTGATGAGCATGGGACTTTCCTAACCTATCGTAAAGATATCCGTTGTTGACGTAAATTTGAAAGAGGTTCATCAGGTTTTGCCAAGAAGCCGAATCTCTCTTAGAAGCAAAATGAACACCGGAAGAGGCTTTGTTCTTCAAGTCTTTCTCAAAGAATCTCTTCTGGGGGTCGATGGAACCGGCTCCTGCAATCCAGGCACCTGTCTTTCCGTTGAATGAGATCTTCGGTTGTTCTTCTCCCCACGCCTGGAAGATGTAACCGAATCTAGTTCTCTCGGAATATTGTTGAACCTTACCGTACTGGATTTGGAAAGATTCCGGATTGATCAGCAATGCCAAGGGGGGAGTCTTTAGGATGTTATTAATTTGAATCGCGATGTCTGCTGCGGTACGCACATCTGCAAAAGCAGGATTCTCCTGTTGATTCATTCCCAGCATCCGGCTTTGATTTTTACCTGCGGTGTGTTGTATGCCGTTGGACACAAATTCTTTCAGTTTCGCTCTTGCCTTTGGATTCGTGAACTTTTGACTTTCAGCGATGCGTTGTTGAATTTGTTTCTGACCATCTGCAAACGCATTATTTTGGCGCAGCGCCGACTCAATTAAACGGACATTCTTTTTAGATTTGTCCGGGATGTTCCCAAATATCTGAGGGGGTAAGACTTCAATTAAAAATGGAGAATAGAGTCTCGCATTTGGATCAGATCCATCGAGGGGTTTTGTCTGCTGGTATTCAAATTCTGTCTCAAAGAAATGACTGTGTGGTAGTTGCCCGAACACTTCAGACGGAGGTAGCTTCTTCAGAAATTGGGTAGTGTCTTTCTTCTGTGGCGGATATGTAAACGTGGGAGACGAAATTTTGATGGTCATGATTTAGTTCCCCAAAGGTGTTTTTGCAGTGGTTTGCTGTGTAGAGGAACCCAAGGATCTGAAATCCTGACTCGTGGATCGCAGGGTACGAAGTGACCAAGCATCTTGATCAATGGTAAAGGTAGCGGACAAAGCAAATTGGAAGGGCTTATCAGCGGCTTCCGCTACCGAGAAATTCCCAAACCAACCCAGATGTGAATGCCCATCAAAAATGACTTTGATGTATCCTTGGAAGATGATATTCCCCAGATCATCATAGATTGCACCGTTGTTGTGGAACAGAGCTAGAAAGTCCAGGTACTTGTCGTAAGCGATCGTTTCTCGACGGTTTCCCCCCGCATCAATGCCGCCTCCTGTGATGTTGGAGAGTCCAGAGTACAACCTCATGAATCCACCTGTAGCCATCTCAAAAGAAATAGAGTTGACACC